CCCACAGCAGCCACTCCTTGACTTTTTCCATCTGCGCCGCCGTTGGCATTTTCATAAACCGCCCGATGCACACACCGACCATCCCTGCAACCGCCATCAACGCAACCACCAAATACCAATTTTCCATTAAAAACATTGTTCCTTCCTCCTTCTTTCTTTTATATAAAAAAGCGCCCGATTTCTCGAACGCTCTTTCTGTTTACTTTGCGTTTATTCTTCTTTTTCTTCCTCTCGCCGTTCCTCCGCCCTACGGTCGGACGCTGCGTTATTCCGATCGAAAATTTTCATCAGACCACAGATACCTAATTCCGTACCGAACAGCAACAGTGCAGATGATACGATGGATGAAATGTCAACGCAGAAGCACGCCAAGATAATACCCACAACAACAACGCACACACAAAACGATAGGGACAAAACCACTATCGTTGTCATGGTATCGTTATTGATTTTAAAACGAATTCGTCTGCGTTTTTTCATCATAAACCGCCACCGTTCAGCAGAAACCCGATTACCGCACCGACAACCACCGCAATCACCTTATCAATCAGCCCATCCCACCGCTTTGCCGGTTTAGAGACCAACTGCTTCACATCGTCCTTGATTTCCCCGACATCCGTTTTGATATGCTCCTGCTCGTTCTGCAGGACGGAGAAAGCCTTCGTCAATCCGTCAAGGTTGTCCTGCCGCTTCTCCATGCGGTCAATCCTCTTGTGTGCGGATTTCGTGCTGTCCAGTGCCTCCTGCACCATTTTTTCTATTGCTTCCATGCTGTCATCCCCTTTCTCAACTCTGCACCTGTGCCGCTGTGACATGGTGCGGATTGTTAAAATCGTTCAAATGCTGTTGGAGCAGTGTCATAACCGAGGCGGCATTGATGTACGCAGAGGACGCAAGCGAACCGCTTTTCACGCCACTGGTAACGGATGCCGCAAGCGTGGGGATGAAGTCCCCCAGCTCCACCTCGTTGTACTGCTCCAAAAGGCAATCCCATTCGTAGGAAATAACCTTCGCCTGCTTCTGAAAGCCCATTTTGGTATTGATAACTATCACCATATCCCCCAGAAAGACCTCCTCCAGAACGGCATACTCCCGATATTCCACCGTCTTTTCCAGTGCCACGAAGTCCACCTTGATGTTGATGCTTGGAATATCACAGCCGCCGTCAAGCAACGCCTGTGCCTCCTCCCGCACCTCGGAGAGCGTCTTATTTTCATCCTCTAGGGTATAAATCTTCGGGTAGATATAATCGCCCAGATGGGGGCTTTCGAGCGTTACACTGCCGTTCTTGCCGTAACAGACAATGCGTGTTTTCACTTCGGATTCATCCTCTGTGACCTCAAGCCCGACAAGGTTTTTCCCATAGCGAATGGAAACGCCCTTGTCCTGCCCCAGAGCCGCCTTGACGGACACCCGAAAGCCATCCCGCAGCAGCTCGCCGCCGTAGCCCTTGACAAACGAGGTTGCTTCGTCATCATCCGATAGCAACGCCTGTACGGGATTCATGCGCCCCGTTGCGAGCGTGCCTGTCAGCGAAATATCCGTATCAAAGGAAAATGGCATGGGATAGGCAAACGCCGCCTGCATGGCTGCCAGAGCCGCCGTAGCCGTACCGCTGTGGCTGATTGGTTCGCACTGGTTGTCCAGTAAGTCATAAAAAATATGCCTTGCGTTGACCGCAATCTCCTTCATGCTCGGCTTGACGTAATAAATGCGGAACGGCTGTTTTCCTCTTGGCGTGGATGCGTAGAGAATTCGCCCCCGTTCAATGCGTTTCCACTTGCCGCCCTCATCATACGGGTGCTTCAGCTCCAGTTCATACGCCCCGTTTAATTCCTCCGTGACAATACAAGAGCCGGGAACCAATGTCCCCAGCCCGATTGTGTCAAATGTCTTTGCTGTTTTTTCGTGAATGGTAATCATAATATCACTCCATCATACCAACCAACTCTTGATACTGCTCCTCTGTGATGCGGTTCGCCATCAGAAATACATCTAATTTGTTCATCATATCCTCTTTGTTGTATGCCCCTCTGCTAATCAGTTTTTTCAGTCTTGCGTATGTCATAATATCTACTCCTTTCAAATTTCCAATTCCTTCATGCAAACCAAATAGTCTACATTGATTGCAGTGTCTAAAATTGCCTGTTCGGTTTCTGTCAGCGGTGGTTCTTCCTGTGGTTCGATGTCTACGTATTCGATACAAATAGTACCATTTTCGCTGAGGTAAAATTCTTTCTCCTTACCTTCGATATAGTCGCCCATAAAAAAGTTGAATTCACCATTATAATGTTCGACTACACCTTTTATAATTTTTGAATCATCATCAACTATGTCGTAAAATTCAATTTTTCTATCCTTGTTTATATGCAAAAGCATTGACAATCCTCCTCACTGAAAAGAAGTCCCTATAACTTCACACTTTACATCAAAACTACTAGCAGCGTTACTATTTCTCTTTGTTGTAATTTTTATAGTAGACCCTTTTTTCAATAATGGCATAAAGTTATTATTACCTGTGGATGTTGCATCACCAAGGCTACCAATAACAAAATCTCCCAAAGGAGTCGCATATAGTACCCTGCACTGATTATATTCGATGGTATTAAGTGCATAAGTTCTTCCGACAAGTTGGATTTCACCTTCTGCGACTGTATTGCGCGTATTGTTGTTCGAATATACCGTCACCGCTATATGAGACAAATACATATCTTTGTCTATTGTCAATGCAAATGTTAGAAGTGTATTAGGCGAATCTGTAATATTATGTTGTTTCTTTTGCGATATAACGACTTTTTCTGGAACAGTTATACAATATTTTGAAAATTTTTTATCGGAATTTAAGCAGCCAAACACCGTACTATTCCCACTATCTCCAGACGTACCAATCAAATCAAGTACGCCCTGCACAGAGGAATTAGCAATAGCTTTTTCAAGCAACCCTTTCAAATCAGTATCCATATATTTTGCCAGATACTCCACGCCCTGCCAGAAGGTTGCAATATCCCTCGCATCCGCAACCGCTCCTTTTTTGCCGAAGGAGGAAACCATATCTGTCATTAAGGCGTATGCTTCATACAAATTTTGGAACAGCACCACCAGTGTGCCGTATTCATTCGAGGATTCTACAGAGCTGTTCCCTAACAGCGTTTTCGTCACATAAATTTCAAATACCTGCGTAGACAAAATCTCTGTGTTGTCCTTCCAAACGGAAATCTGTGTCTGCAAATGCCCCATCCGTGCCAACGCCTCTGTTGTCATCAGAAACTCGCATCTGCCTGCGGTTGCATCCGTAATCACACCGTCATTCCAGATTTCGCCGCCGTTCTCCGGCTTTACCATGAAGATTTTTACTTCATGCCCCGTCAAGTTCAGAGGCACGCCATTGTTGAACAGGGACACATCTAAGTATCGACTGTTGCTGTCCCCCTGCACCTCTGTGATAATGCTGTTCGGCTTTTTGTTCACATCAATTTCCAGCCGATTATACGTTTTTGCCATTTTTTCACTCCTTCCAAAAAATCCGCATCAAAAAAGCACATCCGTTTTATTTTCAGATGCGCCTTTCTTGACAGAATATCTTTCTTTTGTTATCATAAGCATAAGAGAAGGATTGCCACCTTTCGCAGGGCGGCTAGTCCAAGTAGTTGGTTTTAGCCGTCTAACTTCGCAGGTTAGGCGGCTTTTTCATTATTTCTTGTTCTGAAACAAGGAAATAACTCCGATGATTACTAAGCAAAAAGTAAATAACCCTTCGTATGTAACCATAAGCGTCACCTCCTTCACGGGAAGTGACTAACCGCCAGTTGGCAATCCTTCATTTATACCATACCATAAATTTCATTTTTCGACAACTACAGCCATCTCCAACGGGGCTGTATTTTTATTTTGCTGACATTCCCCGTCCAACTGATTTCGTTTTTCCCTACCTCAAATCTCGGAAACTCCGCACCGCCGTATTTGTCGTTCTGGTTGGTGTTGCCCTTGAACACCTCCATCATTTCGCTGTCAATGGTGATGCTTTCCTGCACGCCGTACAGGGGGAAATCCGCCCCATTGACAGTAAGCGTAATATCCCCACTGCCGTAAACCGTGATAATCGGTTCGCTGTAGACTGTGCCACTATTGCGGATGGTGGTCGGGGCGGTCAGCTCCAAGGCATCCCCTGCGGCGTTGACGCTGTATTTGAATGGCTGCGTATCCATCACAACCTGAAATTTCTGGAACACACGCATCATCTGGGCGATGCTGATTTTATTCGCAATCGTCACACGATACACCTTATCCGGCTCTGTGGAAAATGTCATTTCCCCACTGCCAACAAGCCATGCTGTGATTTCGTCCAGCTTTGCACGCTTTATCAGGGCGCACTCCATCGTTCTGTCATAGCTTTCATAAACGCCTTCATCTGTATGTAAAGAGCCGTTTCGCCCTGCTACGGTAATGCTCTCTATCCGCCGCTCCGCACGCACCGTTTCCGGCATAGCGGTCACAATGACTCCCTTTTCTCGGCTGTCAATGCCCTTGAATGTAAACCACGCCTCATGAATCATGCGTTACCACCTCTCCCCGCGCTTTGCTGTCTGCGGAGAAACTCAATCTGCTCTGCGACAACTCTCGCCTCTCTTTCGCTATTCACACTGTCGATATGCACATTGATGTCCCCGTAGGTGTAGGTCTGAGATTTACTGATGCCGCCCGTTGCCGTTTCCGTTCTGGGCGGACGTGCAACTGCGTCCATGCTGTTCTGTACCGTCCGCATCACCGATTTCATTTTATCTTTGATGCCGATTTCGTAGCCCTCCATGGAATACTCGCCGAAGCCTTCAAAAACCTTAGAGGGCGAATGAATGTCCAGTTTAGACTTCGCTTTCGCAATCGCCGCCGCTACCACTTCTGCAACTGCCTGAATTACGCCACTCCTTCCGTTCTCAATACCATCGGCAAGTCCTGCCATCATCATTTCGCCAACATTGACATATTCAACACGAAAACCCGTCATAACCTCGACAAGCCTCATTTCAAGTGCCTGCACATATTCCGCCAGAACAGGCTCCTGTGCCTGCAAAGATGCAACAATCTGTTTCATAGTTATTCCCTGCGTATTTTGGCTTGCGCTCGCAACGGCTCCGGAGACAGCACTTATGGCATCCGTTTTACCACCGGCAGCCATGCCCTGTGCAAAACTCTTTGCCGCTTCTGTCCCTGCCTGATACAGTTCATCCTTGACCTCTCCGAGGGTCTGCGGCAGCTTTTCGGTGTAGTTCTGTTCCAGTGCATCAAATTCACTTTGGTAGAATTTTTTCGCCGCATCTGCCGCCAACTGCTGTTTTTCTTCGTATTTTTGGATGTATTCCTGCAATTTCACATCAGACATACGAGAGAGCTGATCCATGTAGTCCAGCGCATCATCCACGCTCATTGCGGAGATTTCACTCATTAAGCCCCCGGACAAGCCTTTTGCCTGCATTTCTTCAATCGCATTGCTGTATTTCTGAATCTTTCTGATTTCTGCATCCAGATCCCCAAGCCGGAATATCTCCTTATCATCCTCCGTTTTCACGCGTTCAAACAAAGAACCGTAGTCGGCCAGTTTTTCCTGTAAGCTGGTTTGCTTGCTTTCAATCTTGGAAAGTGCCGATTCATATTCTTTCTGAAAGGTCTGCAACGCAGAAAGCCGCTCCTTCAGCTTTTTCTCCTCTGCTGTTTTTGCGGCATCCTCCTGTTTTTTATTCCAGTCGTTTTCCAGCTTTGCAATTTCTTCCTGTATCTTCTGCCGATTCTTCTTTTCTGCCTTTTTCAGCTCCGCACGCTTTTTCGCAAGGTTGCTCTTGTATTCCTTCAATTCCTCGGCGGCTTTCTTTTCCTCCGATTTCTTCTGTAAGGCTTCAATTTCGCTGTTGGTTTTCTCTAATTCGCTTTTCAGCACATCCCCAACCTTACGGGCAGTCTGCTGTGCGAAGGCTACCATGGAATCCATCCTCTCTGCCGCCTCTGCAATGTCCTCTGCCATCTTTTCAGCCGCTTCGACCGCCTCGCCTGTGCCATCCTCGATGCCGACAGCAACGCCGGCAGGAATCTGTTTACCGACCTCGTCACGCATGACGCGGGAAGGGGATTTGATTTTAAAAATAGCTTTGATTTTTTCTTTCAGCGTGGTGCTAATTTTTTCTGCCGCAGAAACCACTTTATCCATGGCATCCTTAGAAAGCAGACCATTCGCAAAGCCCTTTGTACAATTCGTTGCCAAATTTTTCATTTCAGATTCGGCTTTTCCCATTGTTACAATGCCTTTGTCCTTCATTGTAGCAACAGCATTTGCATATAGCACAGCATTTTCATCTACTCCGGCTTTCAACGCCTTCGGGACTTCCCTGCCCGCATCCGCATACGCCTGTACCGCATTCAAAAAATCATCCTTCGTGGACATTAAAGCATCCAATTCCGCCTGCCCGATATCATAACCTGCATCCTGTGCCATTTTCAATCTGGTTGCAAAATTTCTCGATGTGACTTCCAGTTGCTGATCCAGCTGGTCCTTTGTTTCATCTGTCACTCTTTGCTGTTGATATACATACTCATTCAGCCCGTTTTTAATTTCTTCCAGACTGTTAGACTGACTCAAAGCCAAAAGGCTGTTATATTCATCGATGTCCTGATAGGAGCTGCGCAGAATGTCGGTCTGCTCTGTATAAAGCCCCTCCATTTCCGCAAGGTCATCCTTTACCTGCTGCAAAGCAGACATGGCTTTTGTCTGTTGACCTGTGCTGCCGTTCATCAGCGCGTCTTGAAGCTCTTTCTCCTTTTCAATCAGCTCCTGTTTTTTTGTGGCAATATCATCCTCCAGAGTTATAAGGTTCTGCATTGCCTCTGCTTGGTTCTGGATTGCCGCCGTATAAGCCTCCTCTTTTGCGTTCAAAAGGGCATTGACACGCTTCTTTTCCATTAGCAAATCCAGATTATCAGCTGTCTGCACATACGCCTGTCCTTCCTTTTCCGTCAGAGAAATTGCATTCGGAATCACGCTGTTGATCTGCTCCGCCAGAGCCTTGGCTCTGTTTTCGTAGCCATCCTTTACCTGTCCATTTGCATCGCAAAGCTGCTGAAGTTGACGAATCAAGCTGTCTGTGTAATCCATTTCAGAAAGAGATTGATTGATGCTTTCCTGCGCCGTTTCCTTCATGCTCTTGCGTGCCTCTGCCTGCTGATTGATGGAATCTGTTGTTTCCTCCAGACGTTTTCGGAACTCGCGCATCCCCTCGCTTTCTTCCTCTGTCGCAGAAAGCAGAGAAACCAAACCGATGGTCAGTGCCGCCGCGCCTGCAATCAGAAGTCCAAGCGGACACGCCGCCACCACAGCGTTATAGGCAGTCTGTGCCGCAGTCATGAGGGCAATTTTGCCTGTTACCACGCCAACCACAATCTCTTTTGCGCTCAGCGTAGAGGTCAGCAGTAACTCCGCATTTCGATTGACTGCCAAAGCCGCTGTATAAACACGCACTGCCTTTTCCGCCGCCTGCCAGCTTTTCACTACCGTAGAAAGACTTTGCACTGCCTTAAAGGTTCCGATTGCCGCCGCCGCTGTCAGCGTTACATTCTTAATCTCCTTTGTGTGTCTGAGCATAGCCGCAAGGGCGTTGATTGCCTTCGGCAGAGCCTTCACCGCCAGAGCGGTTGTTTCCTCCATGAAATGCCCTGTGCTTTCCGCAAGGTTATCCACACTTTCCGAGAGTTTTCCACTCCGCAGATTTCTTGCAACCTCATCCACCGATGTGATAGCGGTTTCCGCAGCCTCTTTCATAGGGGTTTCAAATTTTTCATAGACCTGTATACCAAGCCCTTCCAGACCACTGCCGAGAATCGTCATCTGCCCCTTGAGGTTGTCCATCTGCACATCTGCCATATCCTGCATGGCACCGCTGCTGCTTGCAATGGATGCAGAAAGATTATCAAACTCCGCACCACAACCCGCAAGCATTGCCTCCGCACTTTTCAAATCTACTTTATTGAAAATATTATTCAGTACATTTGTTTTTTGCTCTTGGCTCATGCTTTGCATTGCCGCGTCCAGCTTTTTGAAGGTTTCATTCAGAGGATTCAGATTCCCTTCCGCGTCAAATGCAGACACACCAAGGCTTTTCAGCGTTGCCGCCGCTTTATCTGTCGGTGCGGATAAGGATAAAATCATGTTTCTCAGAGCCGTACCGCCCTCTGCACCCTTGATACCTCGGTTCGCCAGAACACCGAGAGCCGTATTCAGCTCTACTGTGCCGCCTGCAAGGTTCTTCGCCGTACCACCAACGGTCAGAATTGCTTCGCCAAGCTGTGCCACGCTGTAGTTCGCCTTACTGGATGCCCTTGCCATCTGGTCTCCGAACTGTGTCAGATTGTCCGCACTCGCCTCGATGCCCAGAGCCGCCATTGCATCTGTCGCAAGGTCAGAGGCATACGCCAAATCAAGTCCGCCTGCCGCTGCCAGATTCAGCACAGAGGGCAAAACCTCTGCGGATGTGCCTGCGTCATACCCCGCCAAGGCAAGATAATTCAGAGCATCCGCCGCCTGCGTGGCTGTAAATTTTGTAGTTGCGCCTGCGTTCTTCGCCGCTGTTGCCAGCGTTTCATAAGCCTCACTGCCGTTGTGGATTTCCGAAACGCTCATCCCCATGGTTGCCGCTACTTGCGACATGGATTCCTCAAAGTCACTGCCAACCTTGATTGCCGCTATGCCAAGCCCCGACAGCGTACCCACTGCCGCCGCTGCCGCAGAAACCGCCGCTTTCATGGCGGCTTTTATACGGACGGAGCTTTGTTCGGTCTTATCTAAGTCCTTTGACAGTGCATCCGAGCTGTTCCCCAGCTCCTGCATTTCCTGTTCCATGCGGTTCATTTCTGTAGTTGTGCGGTTCATCTGGGTTTGCAGGTCATTCACAGTCTTAACCTGTCTATTGTAGGCATCCTGCGCCTTTCTGGCCTCCTCACTGTTCTCCCCGAATTTCTGCTTGGATTTTTCCAGCTCATCCGACAGGGTTGCAAGTCTTGCCTTTGCACGCTCGCTCTGGTTTTGCAGCAGCTTCATTTTCTCCGCCGAGGCATTGAGGGAACGCTTTAAAACATCACCCTTTGCCGTTACTGCGCCTTCGCTGTTCTCCATGCCCGAAAACGCAGAAATTACGGATTTCATTTCACTGCCTAAGTTTTTTAATTGGGAATTGATTGCAGATAGGCTCGACCGAAACGCCGCCTCGCCGTCAATGCCAATCTTTGCACCAATATCCGTTCCCATCTCGTCACCTCCTTTTTTTGCATGAAAAAAGCACCCAAATGATTTGAGTGCTTTTGAATCCTATTTTATTTTGCTGTAAATTTAATAGTCAGCGAACCACTGACTTGTATCTTTTCTCCTTTTTCCAAGTCAAGATTACTGTACGATTGAATCGCACTGTCGCTGTCGGCAAAGGTTTCAATCATCCCATTTGTTATACAGTTTCCTATTCCGGAAACCCATTTTACATCATATCTTCCGGCAGGAATGTCCTCGCCAACATAATAATTCCCCGCTGAAAAAGAAAATTCCTCCCCTTTTTCAACTGTATTCGCAGTATCGGAATTATCGCCATCTGTTTTGTAACAATAAGCCATTGCTTTAACCATGCAGTCCGGATTGTACGATGCAACTATAAAGTTGCTCATTTCATTGTACCCCTTGTAATCTGCATATACGCATACATACTCTCCGACCTTTGGCATCTCTGTGAAGAAATCGAAAAAATTTTCATCATCAAAATCTTCCAAGTCCTTTACATCTTTTGCCAAAATATATGCACCATTAGTAACCAGAACATCACCGTTTTCCGTTCTGACAAAGAAGCATGGCATCGGCGTTTCATCATCAATCTCATCAATGGTCTTAACTCCCGTAACTTCACCAATAAATTTATATGGTGTACCTTCCATATCCTCATGTGTTCCCGAATACAGGGATGCCGGCGCTTCTTCTACATCATCAACACCTTCCATATAGTGGATTGTTGAAAACGGATAATAACCATCAATCTTTCTTACATCAGCAGTTTCTTTCTCTGTCTCTGTTTCTGCCTGTTCTGTTCCGCACCCTGCGGCAACGCCCATCATCAAGCAACCACATAATAAAACAGCCAAAAATTTTTTCATACTACCCCTCCTGTGTCATATCGTGCCATTTTTCTAAAATTTATCACATAACACGACGTATATCAAGAATATTTTCACGATTTTACACAAAATCCATCAGCCGCCAGAATTCCGCTTCCTCCTGTGCCTTGGATTTTTTCATTTTTGCGCCTTCGTTTCTAATCTGCTCCACAGCAATCAGGTCGCACAATTCGCCAAAGGGAAGGGCATAGGCTGTCTCATAGGACAGCCCGATTTTCAATCCGTACCAGATGCACCACCCGACATCTGATTCTGTCGAGTGGTCTCCGCGTTTTTTCCTTCTTCATCTTCTGTTTCAATCCTTCTTTCGCTGCCGTCTGCAATCGTTTCAAAGATTTTAGTCTGCATATCCAGAAGATCATCCATGCCACATAAATCATAAAGCGCATCATAGCTCAGAGGGGGCGGTGTGCTGATGCCTTCCATCTTGGCATATTTCGCCCCTGCATCCATCATGGCAGACAGCAACCAGAAGCTCTCATCCATTTTCTGCACCTCTGTCCCCTCCGTCAGCGCCTTCCCGATATTTTCCGCGTTCTCGTAGCGTTCCGAACAAGCACGCATCACGCGAGCGGAAAAGCACAGCAGATATTCCTTTTTGTTAATTTCAATTTTCGCCGTTCTCATACGTTTCTTCCTCCGTTTCCTCCGTCAGATTTACCGTTTCTTCTCCCCCGTCATGCTCGGCTGTCATGACGGCATTCATTGCTCCCCCGTAATACCGAGGAATTTCTTAATTGCCGCCTCTGCGTCCGCCTCGCTGTCCATAGGGGAGGAAATCATCTTCCACGGGTGTCCTGCGGCATCGCTGCGCAGAATACTACCGCTGATTTCAGGTGTCCCCCATTCGACCTTTTCGCCCTGTGTGGTGAAGGTGTCGTTAGGGTTAGTCGGCTGAATCTTCGGCAATACAACCGCCTGCCACTTGGTTGCACTGTTTTTCTGGATTTTCACAACTGCGCCAAAGCCAAGGTAGGGTGTTTCCTGCTCATCATTCCAGATGTACCATTTTGCATCCTTGGTGCTGACATCCGATCCCGTCATTGCCTGCTCGATAATACCCAATACCTTCAGCATAACATCAGGCAGCAAATCATCCGTTGTCAGCGTCCATGTACCGCCTGCAAAGGTATTCGCACTCTCCGCAGGTCCATTGTCTGCATAAAGGATATTATCATCCGCGCCCTCCAATTCAATGGAAAGCTCTACCGCCTTGCCCATCAGCGCGCCGCCGCTATAATTTACTGTTTCGCCTGTGTTGCTGTATTTTGCACAATAAGGTTTGCTTAAGCCAATCTTTGCCATATCTCCCTCATCCTTTCATCGTTCTTTTGATTTCCGTTTCAAATACTTTTTTGATTTCCGCCTCCGCCTTTGGCTTCGCCGTTTTCAATGCCTTTCGCACAAATGGCGTTTTCTGAGAAAAGCTTGTACCGCTTTCCGCAATTCTGGCAATCAGCGCAAGGGGCATCCCCTTCGGGTGTTTCGGGGTTATCAGGTCACTGTAGCCTGTAAAGCCGACAAGCGTATCAATCCTGTCCCCCTCCGATTGGAAGGGCGCAACGCCCAGTCCCTTTGCAAGCGCCGCCTTCTGTTCGTCCGTGATTCCCTTGAGGTAATGCCCTGCACTGCGGTCATTGTCGGTCGGCAATGCCTCCACAGCGGAGCGGATTTCGTCTGCGGTCACGCCTGCGCCCTCATAAAGCGCCTTTTTCGTGATACCGTCTGCGCTTTGCCGCAGCTTTTCCAGCTGTGCTATGTAGCCATCTAAGCCTGTGAAGGTAAGCTTCGCCATCAGAACACCTCCCACACCCATTCATAATGCGTAAAGCCTGTTTTCTCCTCATACTGCACGCTGTTTAATTCCCATGCAATATAAGGGGAGGCATCAAAAGCCGCCTCCAGCTCCTCCTTCCATGGGTCAAACTCCTGCTTGGTAAAAAGGTCTGTTGTGCCTGTAACGGCTTTCTCTGCATGGGTATCGTCCGCAGTCAAGTCGTTTGCGCCGTCCTCCTGCCAGACAAAATAGCGGTCGGACTTCATGGTTCTTCCGTGCCGCACCGCATCCGTCACAGCAAGGTGTGCCGCTATGATGTGTTCCTGCCAGCTCATGCCATCACCTCAAATTCCTGTTCGATTTTCGCAAGTGCCAGATCCACGCAGGGCGGATAAATCTCCATGACCTTCTGCACCGTATCAATGCGGTATTGCTTTCCTTCTAAAAGTGCCACATCCTGCGGAGAAACCGCCCCCGCAACAGGCACCCGAATCACGCGCACAATCTCCACCTGTGCCTGCTTGCTCTGATAAATGCGGTTAATACCAAGTCTTTGTTCCGCAAAGCGCAGCTTTATTTTTTCTGTCAGCTTTTCCTGCGGCGCATAGCCTGCCTTTGCCGCATCGCAGACAGTGCAGATTGTCACAAGCCCATCATTGAACGCCTGCGTAATCTCATGCTTCGGTCTGTTTGGTGCTTTCCACATACTCTCTCACCATTCTTCCGTTCTGCATATTCAAAATCAATGCCATGTAGTTGTTTTCAAATACATCCAGTGCCTCATCCCTGGCATAGCGTACAAATTCCATCATCAATGTACGGGGAAGTCCGTCCGCATCATAATCCAGAACGCTACCACCCTTTTCGTTCAGATATGCCATTGCGGCGGCAATAAAGCCACGAATTTTGTTATCCGTGGCTTCATCGTCCCATGTAATATTCAAATGGTTTTTGACATCCGCCAGAAGCTCCGCAGAAACACTCTGCCGCTGCATCAGGATTTTGTCACAGTGACGGTATAGGCTTTGGTGGTTGTGCCGTCAGCCGCCGTTACAGTAACCTTAACGGTATTTGCGCCTTCCTTCCACGTTGCCGCAGAGCCGTTGTCTACCTCCGCATCATTTGCCTGTACGCTGATTTCCGCGCCTGCATCAGAGGGTACTGCCGTAATGGTGTTGGTTGCGTTTGTGGTTGCTGCTGTGTAGGTTGCGGTTTCCTTCGCAAAGGCAGGGGACAGGCTCAGGCTTCCAATCTTCAAATCAGACAGAGTGGCATCATTGGAAACCTCCGCAGCAGCTACCTGCTCCACCTTATAGGTCAGAGGCTTGAGGTCTGCAATATCCAGATACAGGAAGGCATTGTTATCCATAGGGAAACCGTTTGCGTACAGCTTGACCAGATAAACCCTGTTATCCTCCAAGAACTGATACTGGTCGGAATAATCAATCTTCCCCTCCTTGCTCATGCCTGCCGCCGCAAAGTATTTCTTACCCAGACCCAGAACCGCCTCTCCACGGCTCAGTGCCGCAGACTGGATAATTGTCATGGGATAAGGCACAACGTCATTGCGATAGGTACCATCGGGAGCCATTACCGTTGTTGCAGGCATCACCCTCTGGAAATAATCCTGCGGATTGACAATCAGAAGGACATTCTCCACCGCTCTTGCCTTCCCGTTGGGGTCTGCCGCAATCAGAGAAATCAGATTGCCGACCGTTTTCACGGAAAGGTCATTTACCTTGATTTTCTCCTTTGCGGGATAAACGCCGCCTGTTACGGTAACGCCATCGCCTACCTGACGCATCATGCCAATAGGCTTTTCATGCCCATCCCCCTTGACAATGCCTGCCTCCAGACCATTCGCCAGTGCTTCATACAGAATCTGTCTAACGTAATTGTCCAGCCATTCGGGGCCCAAGTCCAGCATCGCCTTGCAGACAGGCAGGAAGGCGGACAGCTTCAGCAGGGTTGCATTGACTTCCTTGAAGCCGGAAAGCAGCTCCTTCACAATCGTATCCGTCAGTGCGCCCCACTGCGCCTCCTGCCGTCCGTTTGTGTTCATCAGCATCCTGATTGCGCCGCCTGTGGACAGGAATCCGATATGGGACAGCAGCGGATGCTCCTCTCTCAAGTCATCGAATACGGAATCAATCACTGTCTCCGGCATCACAACATCCAGATTTGCCAATGCCTGCTTGGGGTCTGCGGCACGCATTGCCTCGCCCAGCTTCTGGTAATACTGCTTTTCCTGAGAGGTCAGCTGACGCACACCACGGGAGGTCAGTGCCCTGCTGTCATTCTCCTGTCTGAGCTGTTCGATTTTGTCCTCATAGTCCTGCTTAATGTCCTCGCCGATGCACGCCATCATGTCATTCATGGCGGCGGCAAAGCCCTCCTTGTCATCCTGCTGCAACGCTGTCTGCATTGCCTGTCTGATTTCTTCTCTTGTTTTTGCATCATTGTGTTTCATTTTCTATCACTCCTTTATTTTTCTGCATCAAAAAAGCCGTTCAGCATCGCCATGATACTGTTCGGCTCTTCCTTCTGTTTTGGTTCTGATTTTGGATCACGCTCTCCTTCTCCGGTACACGGCTCTGTCAGCTGACGCAGCTGTGCCACAAGGCTTTTCTGCATTTCAATCCTCTGCTGTACATTCAGATTTGCTTTCTGCATCACGCCTGCAACCTTGGCAGGATCTGCATCCTCCTCCGCAAATCTGTCCGCCAGACCGTATCTGATGCAGTCCTCTGCGGTCAGCCATGTTTCGTCATCCATCATACGGGATAACAGTTCTTCTGTGACCTTCTCTCCCGCCTTCTGCAAATACGCCTGCTTTCCGGCATTGTTGATGATATCCAAATCATCCGCCGCCTTCCGCAGCTCTGTGGCGTTGCCATAGGAGAACATCCACATGTTATGAATCATCATCAGTGCATTTCTTGGCATGATGATTTCATCTCCTGCCATGGCAATCACAGAGGCAATGGAGCAGGCAAAGCCGTCAATGTAAACGGTTTTCTTCGCAGGGTGCCGCTTCAGCTGGTTATAGATGGCAGTACCCTCAAATACAGAGCCGCCGTAGCTGTTGATATACAGCTTGATTTCCGCAATATCTGCGTATTTCGCCAGCTCCTCACGGAAGGTATTTGCACTGGTTTCACTGCGAATCACCTCATCCGTCCACCAATCGTAGCCGTCGCTTTCCACATCGCCGTAAATATAGATTTCCAGTACACCGCTTTGCTGTGCCGCCTGTTTGATTTCCCACATGTTTTTCCTGTTCTTCATGCTTATTCACCTCCCTTCCCATCAACGCGGTGCATCGCACCGTCCAGAGTTTCAAAGTTTTTGGTAACAAAATGCTGATTTGCCCAAGGCTCATTGATTTTCGGCATTCCTGCCGCATCCAGTACGTCATTCACGCAGAACGCCGCAGAACCAATCAGCTTCTCGATATTTGCCGCATTGCCGAACAAATCGAAATGCAAAATTGCGGAGGTATCAATCTGCAAATAGGTGCCATCCTTCCATTCCGAAAAGCCGTACCGTTTGCGGTTGATTTCCTCCGAAAGCTGGTCGCAAAGAGGGTCAATACAAGTGGTCAGCCACCTTGTCATAGCATCCTTAGAATCTGCCACATCGCCGAAAATCAGCACAGGCGGAATCAGAAACCCTCTTGCCGTGAAGTCAAAAATATCATCCACCAAAGCACGAATATCTCTTGTGGAACGCTGTGTATCCGGATTTCCGCCGACATCCTCGTATTTGTACCCGTCAAATTCCGGCAGAACCCCGTTTTCGGATGTCAGAAACGGCTTTACCTGATTGCTTAGCATCTCGCCAAAGACTTCGTTCCACCCCTTCTTGCCGTCCTTGCCGTCACCGATATTCCCTGCGTTTGCAATCTGGCTGACATGTACCTTCAGGTGTCTGCCGCTGCCCCACTCATAATTCTTCATTGCCGCCTGCACCAGTCTTATGTATGACTGATACAGCCCATCCAGTACAGGTCTGATGTCCTTATGGTTCAGCTTGAGATGCAGCACTTCGCTTTCCGGAAATGTCTTTTGATAGCTAACCTCGCCGACAACTACGCCCTGATATTCGTTTTCCTTCCATGGATGCTCTGCGGCTCTTGTAAAGCTGTCCGCAACCGCCAGATATTCCCGTCCTCCTGTTTTTCCGCCGCTGATAATCAGCACTTCATTCTCCTTGTAGAGCTGATAAATCAGCTTGTGCAAAAAGGCAGTACTGTTCTGGTTGGGGTTCGGCTCTACATTCCAGAGGTAATACTCCTCGCCCCTGTTTTCCTCATGCTTTCTGTAGGTCTTGAATGTGCATTTGCCGACTGCATTTGCAATCATCGCCACACAGGTATGAAATGCCAGCTCACGAATACGGTATTCCTCCAACGCCTGCTGTAATTCCAGAGAGGAAATCTCTGCCGTGCCGCCAAGCCCCAGTTTAGATAAAATCCATCGTTTGATACTGATTCCCATTTTCTCACCCCCTTTAAAATACAAAAGCACCCATTGTCGGAATTTGTACAGGTGCGCCATCGCCAAGAACGGATTCTATTGTCATCGCCGCTACAAATGCCATGAAGGCATCATTCTTGCGGCTTTTTGCCTCGATTTTCGCATAGATAAAGTTGCCCGTATCTATGCCCGATTTTATCTTTGTGCCCGATTTTACCCGCTTTGTGTTATTCACGCCCCATCGCAGATGGGGAACATTGCCCCAATGCAGATATTGTCGGTTAAAGCACTCCTGAATCACAGGCTCAATCTGCATAATGTCGGACGGGCGTACCAGCTTGATATTTTTCTGCTCATCACTGAAGCCAATCTTCCGCAGGCTTTCCGCAACCAGCGCATAGCGGTGATGGTCGAGCGCAAGCATTTTGACATTGTACCTCCGCATACTGTCCCAGATGTAATTCGCCAGTAAATCCGGATGAATCCCGACATCATCCACAACCGTAACCTCTCCGCGCTCCGCCCATTCCTTCCAAGGTGCTTTCACACGGTGCAGTGTTTTCGACCTTGCACAAATCCATGCATGATTGATGTCGAACCTGTCCGCACCTCTGCGGAAATGCAAATCCACCGCCGCCCAGTCGTCCAGCTCCGCATAGTCCACGCCTGCAACACAGCTCCACCCCGTCATATCAGGCAGGGGCTTATTTGTTGCCGCTACGTTTTCATATTCCGTAACTGCAATCTCCTTCGCACCGGAACGGATACCCATTCGCTTTGTCATGAAATCCCCGTTCTGCTCGGGATGCTCCAGCCACTCCCTGTATTCATCCTCCACCTCTGCATAAAGCTCCGGAAGATACGGCAGGGACGGGTTTGCCATCTGCCAGTTTTCCGGATGATGCACCTGCGCCTTATCATTCAGACAGCAGATGAAGGGCAGGAAACCGTTGTCCTCCTCACCCTCAAAAAGAATCCTGCGACCTCTCGCTAAATAATCATCCAAAGGACCGTCGGAAATATCGCCGTTTGAGGTAAAATAGCCACGCCTTGGCTGTGCCACCTTGCCTTGCCCTGTGGTAAAAACCTTGATGTTGTCATAGTTTTCATACTGATGCACCTCGTTGAAGATAACCTTGCCGCTGCGCAAACCGTCTCGCCCCTTGGGGTTGTTGGTATGCCCTTTCATGACACCCTTGTTTTTCCGCCCCTGAATGACCTCTTTGGTGTGATAATAGTGTCTGCTCAGCTTCTTTTCCCATTTCGGGTTCTCCAGAACATCCACCAAATCCAACTGCGGTCGCTTCGCTTGGTCCTCATTGTTGGCACAGACATCTACGTCGTAATATTTTACAGGGTTGTAGGGGCTGATGCTGCACGCACCGTCAAAGGCAATAAAGCCATCCTTCCCTGCGCCACGCCCTACCATGGCAAACACAATCTTCCATCTGGGGCGATTGTTGGATTTCCAATAGGTGCAGTCCCATAATGCTATCAAAAACTCCTCCCACGGGAACAGCTTTTCAAAACTGAAATACTTCGCCAAGCCCAAATATTTCTCCAGTTGCTCTGTGTCCACATAGATTTCCTCTGTCTCAAAGCATTTTCGCACATGGGCGGCAAGTGCTTTCTGCTCCTCGCAGGCAATGCCGTTTTCGACAAGCTCAATGTATTCCAAAATATGAGGATTTAACTCACAGCTCATCATCCTCACCGCCTGCCGCAGCCTTCGCCTTAACAGCCTGATCTTTAAATCCGAGTGCCGCCCAGATGGAAAGCATCTGACTGGAAACTCTCGTTGCAATGGTCAGAGATTTGTTATCCGTGGTGCCCTTCTGGTTCTCGCCGTTCTGGTATTCAATGAATACACCACGCTCCGAAATATCATCATTCAGCATCTGTAACCAGCACCAAAGGCGCATATATTCATCCACTTTATCCTTGTATGGCTCCGAAATCAGACCCCTGCTTTCCAGATCATCCTCAAGCTCTTTTTTCAATGCCTTATATTGTTTTGTTTTTTTATAATCCTTCTTTCCTGCCATCCTTTTTCACCTCTTTTTTGCCATCTACCACACCCTCATGCGCGTATTTTCAATTTTTCTGAATTGTCGCAAGTACAACCCGACCGAGCCAAAATGCCAAAAACCCGTTTTTTTCGAGGGGGGGTATCATATTTTTCAAATCAATCCCACCTCTCCTCGGTGATTGGCTTCACAGTCTTTCCGTATCGGTATCGCACCGTCCGCTCCGGATGCAAGTCCTCATGGCACTGCCTGCATACACTGACAAGCTGTCGCTCCTCTCCATCCCAGATAGATAACGCAAGGTCGGGTCTGTCCTTCAGATGCTTGACATGATGCACAATGTCCGCCCTGCGATACCTGCCCTTTCGCTTGCATATCTGACATTCATGGTTGTCCATCCGAAGAACCTCCGCCCGCAGCTGCTCCCAGTCCTTCCAGTGATAGAAGGAATCTACGTTGTCAGCAGAAATCTTCTCCTGTAATTTCAAAAGCTGTTCTCCTGTCATCCGCATCATCCTTCCGCAAATAAAAAATCCCGATAAGCATTGTAGCTATCAGGATTTCTTTTGATTTATTTTGATATTTCTATTGACATTTACTCTTTTTCGTGTTATTATATAAACAGAAAGGAGGTAGTGCAAAATGAAAAAAGACAAAGACTTTAAGCTAAAAATTGTCGAACTTGTAATCCAAGCAGTTATTGCCCTAGCCGCTCTGATTACAGCCATCAAATCTTAGCAAGTTCGGGGAGTAAATCTCCCCTTACTTCTTAGATAAAGTCAATGTCTCATGTTTATTATAACCAACCGAAAGGAGAATGACAATGAAAAATAAAATTTCTGTTTTCTCACTCCTGTTTTTCTTTATCTATGCAATACACGCAGGCTGGACACCTATCGCAAAGCTCCTTGTGATTTTAAATTCCGTCCTTGTGCTTTTGCAAACTACTTTGCAATTCAAGGAGGTTATGCGCAATGTTAGAAGCTGAGTATATCTCTGTTACCCAATTTGCCCAGAAGTTCGGTAAGGATGTCGGCAATGTCCGCAAGCTGATTAAGGACGGTCGCATCCCTGCAATCAAAATCGGGAATCAGTGGGCAATCCCTGCCGATGCCGAACCTCCTGCCGATAAACGTGTGAAGTCCGGCGAATACCGCAACTGGAGAAAGAAAAAGGATTCTTCCGAGAAGGACCGCTGATGCGGTCTTTTTCTTTTCATGAAAAAGGCACCCGTTTCCGAGTGCCCAAAATAGGAGGTAACATGAAACATCTATATTTTCACAATGCCATCATACCACAAAAAAGCTATCATAAACTCTCATGTTCTGTCATTTGAAAATGGGATAATGCTGCACCATGGATTCTGTAAATATGGCTTTCTGCGTAATTCATTTTTACAGCTATCCTCCACCACGAATCCCCCAGTAAATATCTACGTTCCAAAACCTCTTTTTCTGCTTCATCCTGCATCAGCTGCACCTGATTATAGATTTCATTGTATTCCCGGATAGCAATCTCTTTTTCTGCTTCCAGTTGGCTGACAAGTGCATCCAACCTCGCCATATAACCGGACAAATCACTGTGTGCATTTCCCTGTGGCATCCCGTCATGGTTCGCACTCGGAAACATCTGCTGACTGCGCAGCTCCTCAATCTGTTCTTTTAAACGCTGCGCCTTCCGCATGGAATATATGTACCCCTTAAGATATTCCTTTTTCCTCTCGTTTTCCCTTACAATCGCCAAACTATCACCCCTCCAATCTATTCAGCCATCTTGCTTTCTTCCTCCGGATAATATCGTATATCTCGACATTGTCCTCCGCGTCCAACAGCAGCCCCAGTACGTTGTAGACATCCGCAGCTTCTTCCACCAGATTCCGCCTTGCCTCCTCTGCCGTCACAGGCGTGGGGTTGATACCCGTCAACGCTCGCCGCAGCTTCAATGCCGCCTGCGATAATTCCGCACATTCTTCTGCTAACTGCGTTAACAGCTCGTCCTGCGGAATGTGCTGTTTGATTTTCTCGTCAGGTCTATCCATGCTCAATCCTCCCTGCAATTCGGACAGAAATGCTCCCATTCGTCCTCACTCTTGTTATAGTGCTGTCTCCAGCCTTCCTCCTTGATGCCATGTGCACACTCGTGAAAGCTGTTATACTCGTCTGAATACTCATAACAGCAGTCGCAAATAGCATGGTATGTATTGGTTTCTCTGTTTTTCTCAATCATTTCATTACCACCCCTTCGCCTCGTTCACACTCAGCCCAACAATCCCTGCACTTTCCCTGCTGTCTGTTGCACGAAAATGTCCTTTCGGATGCTGTGGATACACAAGGCTCAAATCATATCCGCTTTCGATAAATTTCAATGTAAGCTCATGGTTTGCCGCATTTCCCAATTTGTCATATATCCAGTACATATCAGTTTGTGTGAATTGCGTTCCAAGATACTTGTTGTATCCCTCCAGAAGTTTTTCTCTCCACTCTTGGTTTCTTTTTGCTGACGCATACGGTGCTCCTTTTGCAATCGGTCTGGAACACCATTCTAACAGTTTGCAAATAATATCCGTCTTATCTTTACAGCCTATCGCAGTAAAGTACACATTCCCTCTGTCTGATATAATCAATTCTCCAAACCTGTTTACAAAACTGCCCTCAAAACACTCCATTACATTGAAAATTTCATCAATCATTTTTCCACCCTCATTCTTTTCGCAAGCCAAGATGGTTTGTAATTTTTAAATCCGTTTTCCGCACATTTCTTTACCGCAACCTCCGGGTCTTTCCCGTATAGCTTGCATTCGTCCTTTCCGACGTTTTTACAAATTCTGCAATCAATTTCGAGCATTTTATTATTCCTCCTTTTCTCCAGTTCCGCTTCTGCCTCTTCTCTTGTGAAATACAGGTTCTCATAGTCATACGGTTCCCATTCGTCAGCATACTTGACAGCCTTTACCGATACATCCTGCACCTTGTGCTCGCTGATATAAAAATAGTGGTTCGGTACGGTTTCTTCGAGGATTTCATACACCACATCCCCAACCTTGCGCGGCAGCACCAATAGCCGCCCCTCAACATCCGCTTTCACCATTCGCAGAATGTTTTTATAAAACACCCTCTGTTCCGGACAGAAGTCCATGCCTGCCAGCTTCTTCGCCATTTCCAGCATCCGTTCTTTTGAAATCTCGATATTCATTTATACCTCTCCTATCTTCATCTGTTCCGCCACAGGCGTTTCCCATTCCACACCGATATAGTCCAGCACATGCCCCCAGCCGATATCGTACATCCAGAATTTCCATTCCTTCTCGTTCCGCTCTCGCAAGAGGTCGAATCTATGCGGACGCTTTTCCATGTGTATCCCAAATCCACACATGCTGCAGCCTGTCCGCTGTGCCTTGGTGGTGTAGAGAGTGCCATCCTCTTTTCGTTCAATCGTGCCGTAAATCGCCGGCACAGGCACATCCAGCTCCAACGCCAGCTGTAAAATATCCTGTCTGTTGAAAATCGCAAACGGCGCAGAACGAATCGTGCTCTTGCCAAAATAATTGCATCCGTTGATTTTCAGGCTCTTTGCCCTTCTTCCGCCTTCG